TTTAATATTTTATTATAAATTTCTGGATTTTTTAAACCATTTAAAATTGGTTTTAATTCAATAGCTTTATAATTATAGAATTTTTGATTTGTAAGTTTTTTAATAGAATTACTTTCCAGAATATAATTTTTAAGAAAATCAAGCATATTTTCTGGAAGTTCTTTAGTTTTTGTTTTGGTTACTTTTTGCCATTCATCTAAATGGTCAAAAATATTTGAAATTTTAATATTTTTCATATCAATATTGTATTAAAAAATTAATCAACAAAAATAACTATAATATATACAATTATTTCTGTTGATTAATTTTGTATTTTAAGGTATTCAAAATTTACATGTATTCTTCCATATAACTTTCCTGAATATTCATTTCAGTTAAGTAAAGGTCTTCACATTGAGTATAAATTTCAGTATAATCTTCTGTTGAAATATCCGTAACATTATTTCCAGTAACTTCAAATATTGCATCTGCAACAATATTTGATAAAGTGTCTGGTTGTATTGTTGAATAATTTGATGCCTGTAAACCAACAGTATCAACAATTATATTTATTTCATCTTCAGATAATGATACTTTATTTTCATCAGAATTGCTATGTGCAAGATTTGTAAATGCTTTACAACGTTCTGAAAGTTCTTCAAAATCAGATAAAGATATATCTGTAATACTTTTTCCGGTTACTTCAGTAATACTTTCTGATAAAATTTCTTCAAAATTTTCATCATCAATATATTGAAGTTCTTCGAATTTCTTTTCAAATACATCTTCGATTCTATCTTTTTGTTTACTTGTTAAAATAATTTCAGAAGAATCAAAATTATCATCATTTAATTGTTGATTTGATATTTTAGTATCAATCTGTTTTTGTTTTTCAATAATTCTTTTATTATCAAAATCTTTATCAAGAATATCAGAAATTTTTGTAACAAGTTCATTGAACTGTTTTGTATTCTTTTTCGGTAAAGCTTTTATAATATCTTTGAGTTCTTTTTTCGAATAATCAAAAACTTTATTATTTGTTAACCAATTTAAATTTGTTAAACAAATATATACAAGTTCATAAGAATTAAAATTCCTAATATCTTCTTCAATTGTTCTTACAAATACTGGTTTTAATTTTTTCAATCTTTTTAAGAACAAAGGTATATTTTTACCAATATTGGTTACTTTTAATTTTCCCATAATTTCAAAAATTAAGGGGAAATCTCAGAATTAATTCTGAGATTTCCACATAAGAATTTGATTAAAGCATCTTCAGAATTTGACTTATTGAATTACTTCCAGCTAAAGAAGTATCTTCAAGTTCATCAATTCCTTCTTCAGGTTCATCTCCGAGTTCATCCGTAAGTTCTTCAAGAGCTTCAGATTCTTCTTCAACAGTTACGGGAGTTTCAACAAATGAAGCATCATCCATAACATCCGTTTCATCACCATCAATTTCATTGATAATATCATCGATTGTCAAATCGTTAGCAGAATCATCTACAACTTCTTGATTTTCGATTTCATCAATAACTTCATCAATAGATACTGTATCATTAGACATTGCATCTAATTCATCAGCACCTGTTTCTTCGTCATTAATTGTTTCTTCAATGATTTGTTTAGCGTTTGTCGGATTGATAATCTGACTTTGAATTGCTGATTGAACAGCTACTTGAGTCGGCATTCCTTCAGCAATTTCTTCGATAACTTGCTGACGAATTTGTTCTTTTTGCTGCGGAGCAATATTTAATTTAGCAAGAGCATTCTTCAAAGATTCTTTGATAGACATTCCCTTAGCGTTATTTGCTTCCATAGCTGCATTAACTTCAGCAATCAATTTAGCTTTATTTTTGATTTCAGTCAAACCGAACCCTTGTTGAAGAGTTGCAATTCTACTTCTGATAGCTAAAATTTTCTTCTGATTTTCTTTGATACGGAAACGAAGATTTGCTTTAATTTTTGCAGACGGAGCATTCTCCATAGCATTCAACAACTCAGCATTTTTGTCATTGATTGCTTTAGCTTGTTTACGAAGAGCTTTTACACGAGCAGCTTTAGCAGCATCAAGCGTCATAGGTTTTTCACCCAAAACAAGAGCTGTAATTTCCGGATTGTTGATTTTCTTCAACAACAATTTTGCTGTACGTTCGTCTTTGTTCTTTATTGCTTCAATAGCCATTTCATACAATTTCTTGTCAGCAACACTCAAACTACGAATCAATTTACGATTTGCAGCATCATATTTCTTGAAGTTAGAAATTGCAGTTCTTTGGTCAGTTGTATCAAATCCAAGAGCTTTTCCAAATTGATTGAATTGTTGAAGAGCTGCACCTGCCTTAATACCAGTGGTTTCAAGTTCTGCATTCATTTCAGCAATTTTCTTCAGTTTGTACTGTGCTTTCTTCTTTATTTCAGCAAGAATCTTGGTACGAGTACGACGAACATATTTCCGTTTGTTTACTTTTTCCTTAGCTTTTGCAACACGAAGTTCAGCAGGACGAACAATTGAATCTGCCCAATAAACGTTAATATAGAAACATCCAGGAATACGATATTCTTTTTTCAAAGCTTTCGTATATTCCATAACGATTGATTTACCTCCAACTAAATCTGTTGCATTATCACCAGAGGTTTTGTCATCAGGAATACATACAAAAGTGATTACGTTATTGTTTACATTGAAATTTTCCATATCCTTTTCGGACAAAGATTCCATGAATGCTTGAGTATCCAACGGAGCCTTATTGGTAAATTCTTTGTAATTTTTGTAACCCTTAATCAAGAATCCTGGAGCTTTCTTCAAACCTTTTGCACCTTTCTTGAAAAACTTGGTAGACCATAAAATCGTTGCGAGCTTAGCAATGATGTCAAAACGAGAAGCAATTTGCTTCAATACTACCATCGGAATACCATGACCAGCCAATACCGGTCTCGGAGAAGCTTTCAATGCTTCTGACACTTGTTGAACAAATTCTTTTTTTGTCATTTTTTGAAAAATTAAAAAGTTAACTTACTGATAGTTCCAAAATGCTTTCTTCTCCCCTTTCGAGTTAAGTTTCGATATTCCTCAATCTCTCGAGAACTTCATGAGTTCAATCAGTGAAACTTGGTACAAAAGACTTACATTAAACATATCAGACCTGAATTTTTCAGGATTTATTTTGCTTATTATTTATTATCTTAAAATTCAAACAATTTTTATAATTGATTTCCATTAGTTTCAACAGGTACAACTTTCAAAGGTCTATTTAATCTTGCATTTGTTCCTGCAGTATTACTTCCAATTTCAACTAATTTATTTACAGCTTGTGCAAGTAAATCAGCAACACTTTTAAAATCATTTCCATCAGATTCTTGTTTAGATGGAGCTACAAGTTTTTCAACACTTTTACTTGTTGTTTCAGCACTTTGAGCAATTTTATTTGTTGATTCTTGTTGAACTTGAATAAGTCCCATAAGTTCTTTAAGTTGTTCAACAGTTTCTTTTAGATTTTCACCATTATTTTTTTCAACCAACAATTTAACATTTCTTTCAAATGCTGTTGCTTTTTCAATATCAATAGTATTTATTGCTTTTGCAATATCTGTAAATTGAGTTTTTAATGTTGTTAAGTTATTGTTAATTTTTTCCCATTTAGTATCATCAGTAAGATTATTGATAATATTGGACATCATTTTATCAAGTGTTGTAAACTTATCAGAATCAATATTATCATCAAATGCTTCCAAAAATCTTGCTATATTTTTACTTGCATTTGAATATTTCTTATCATCAACATTACTAAGAGCAATAAGATTAGAAATAATAGTTCCAACAATTGAAGTAAATGCTAAATTAAATGTTGCAAGTTTAGTTACATCTTGGAACATTTCAAGTGTTGCAACTTTTGATACAAATTCAGATATTGGTAAAAATGCTTCACCAATTTTCTTGATACGATTTACACCACTATTTTTATCTGTTCCAAACCAACCACCTGCAAATGGATTATTTACTGTAACTCCATTACCAAAATCCCATACTTTATCATCAGATGAAATAATAGCAAGAGGTATCATTAATGATTGAAGTAATTTTCCAATACCAGCACCAACAGCTGCAAGTTCTTCAGGTCCAATTTTCTTTTGTGCAACTAATACAAGTTTGCCATCTTTTACATCATAAACTCCATAAGTCATTGTAGCAAAAGCATGAACAACATCAACAAGATCACCAGCAACACCAACAAGTTTTGATAATGCTTTAAGTCCTTTGTTAGCATTTTTTAATCCTGTTTCTGATTCATTAATTGCTGCAACTGATTTGGTAATAAATTCATTCAATAAATAAGTGAAATTATCCATTGCTCCAGCTGGCATTTCAAGTTCTCCAATTTTCTTGAATAATACAGCAGCAAGATATGATGAACCAAGTAATGGTAATAATAACCCAGCTTTAATTCCGTTTTTCGTTAATTGAATTATTGAAAGGTCATTATATGATTTTGATAATTCTTTCAATAAACCACCGAAAGTAACAATCTTATCAGGTTGAGTATCAATAGCTCCAATAGCAGCAAATAATGCAGCTGCAATAAGGGCTGAAGTAATCACAGGTAACATTAAAATAGAAGCAGCTGCAGCCGGTATTGCTTTGAGAGCAACACTCATATAAGCATCAGCAATAGAAATAAGTCCAGTTTTGAACTTATCCATATTATCAGTATTTATTGGTAATACCGAAATAACAGTTAACAATAATGTTGTAAGAAGTGCCGATATAACAACAGGTAACATTAATGTTGCTCCAATCATTGCAGGTATTGCTTTCAAAGATACACTAACATAAGCATCAGCAAGTAATGTTAATCCCAATTTAAAGTTTTCAAAAGTACTTGGATTAATTTCCATTTTAGATATTAACCAAAATACTCCAGCCATTATAAGTGACATAATAGCAACTGGCAACATTAATGTTGCTCCAACAACAGCAAGTAAAGCATATCCAGTAATCTTAAATATTCCCATACAAAGACTACCCATTGCTGATACAAAATTATCTATTTTTTCTTTATCAATTGAAAGTTCTCCAATCTTTTGTAAAGCAAATCCAAATAACAATAATGATAATCCAAGACCAACTAATACCCCAACACCAATAAATATTGCAGTACTTGCAGCAGCTAATATCGAACAAAATATAACCATACCACCAACAATTCCCATAAACATTAAGAATATTGGTAATGTAATTCCACTGTGTCCAATAATGAATAAAGCTCCAGCAAGTAATATTAATGCTCCAGATAATAATCCAAATCTAAATAATTGTTTTTCTGTAGGTATTGCTTTCTTGAGTACTATCATCATTGCAATTAAAGCTCCAAGAGATAATATAGCTTTAATTATTCCAGACCATGGAACTAAAGCAAATACAAGTAAACTCATTGATAAAACAACCATACCAATAGCAAATCCAGTTAATACTGGAGGAGCTCCCTTAGTTGTTTTGAATATACCAAGATTTGTTTTAGATTGTTTTACTTCATTTGCTGAATATAACCATTTAAGTATAAGACCAAGAGCCCCAATAAATATAATTAATTTAATCATTGGAACAAATGAAATTAAACCAAAAATTGTTAAAGCAAAAGCAATAAATAATAACCCAGCACCAAAATTCATTAACATCGGAGAACCATTAAGTTTACCTCCAATAGTTATTTTACTTTGTCTTGTTCCATGAAATATCATCATAACAACTCCAAGAGCTGCAACAAATCCTAAAAATGTACCTAATGTACTCCAAGAAACAGTACTGAATAATATCAAAGCACCAGCTAAAAACATTAAACCAGTACCAATATAAAATATTCCTTTTGTTATATCTAAGAAAACTCCAGAAAATCCTTTACCTTTTCCACCTGTTTTTATTTTCTGAACTTTATTAGTTGTATTCATTAATTGATTACCAAGTAATTTTACAGTAATAACTAATGCTGTAAATACAACAAGAAATTTCCAAATACTATCATAAGGAATAAAGTTGAATAATAACAAGCTCGCACTTAAAATGGTAAACCACTTTATGAAATTTTTGAGACTTGTTATCAATTCTTTATTACCAGCAAAAGCTTTTGAAAGTCCCCAAATAAAACCAACAATAACACTTGTACCAAGAATAAAGAATGGTGATATTACAACTAAACTGAAAAATATTATTGATAATGAAAGTCTGGAAAATATTCTCGATAATGGGAATAATCTAAAAGCAAGCATTTTCAATGCAGTTCCTACAATAGCTAATTGCATTGAAAAGTTCCGAATTCTTTTACCTTCAACATTAATAAGTTTATCAAAGTTTTTATTGAATGATTCAATTCTTCCAATAAAATCTTTATTTAATGCTTTATCAACATTTGAAATTCCTTGAGATATTTCGGTATAATCTATATATGTTTGAACTGATTTTTGTTTCTTTTCAGATACTAAAGGTTTACCATCAAAACTAAATGATGATATTATACTTCGAATATTTTGTAATTCTCCCTTTATATTATTGAGTAATCCATTTGTAACTGTAATCATTGTCGAAAAAGTCATAGATATAGTTTCAATAATATATGTAGATATTGTTTCAAAATCTGTTTTACCAAATGTTTTTAAGAAACTAACATCTTGAGATTGAGCTTTTTGTTTTGTTCGTCTTTCAATATAATTTTGTAACAAGTCTTTAATAGTTTCAACATTTTCATTAAGTTTTTTGAATATGGAAACATTAATAACTTGATTATTTGTTTCAATTGTTTCTGAAATAGGAGTTTCAGAATGTGTTATATTATCTAATAATAAATCAAATTTGGAATTAATTGTTTGAATATTTGATAATAAACGATTTTTATATACTGAAAGATTTTTTAATAAATAATTTTGAAGTTTTATTGCATTTGTAAAAAATGGTTTGGTATCATTTACAAAATTAGAAAAGTCTTCTTTGATAAGATTTATTAAAGAATTACTTGATGATTCATCTTTAGCAATACTCGACATAAAACTTACCATAGAAGTAAGACCCATTTCGGCTTGTGACTTTTCAATTTTCTTTGATTTCATATTTAAATCTTATTAAGACTTGTTCTTAATCTGCTCAGAATTGATTGAGTAATTACTCGAAGTTCTGTAAATGAATCCAAAACATATTTATATTCCTGAGCAAATACTTCCCATTGTTGTAATTCAATATTAAATACAACAATTATTGCTTTTGTTACTGTTCCGAGTTTCCCATTAACAGTTAAATTAATAACCGCAGCTTGATTGGTATGTACATAAATAGTATATGAAACTCCTCTTCTACGAAAGGAGTTCATAAGTTTATCTATTGAAACATATAAATCAGTTATCTGTGATATATCAAAATTAGATATTTTCATATTTTTAATATTTTGATTTCAAACTTGCATCAACTGGTTTATCTGTTAAGAATTTGGTTGTTTCTTTAACATCTTCCCAATCAAAACTTCTATATATACATTTCTTTCCTTTTATAGAATATTCCAATTGAAACATATATGGTCTTGAATTATAATTACGTTGATTTCCTTCTTTTTTAAGAATTGTTTTTTCACGCTTTTGATAATCCCTATGGTCTTTTACAGCATATTTTTCATAATAATCTTGAGTAGTAATATAATCTTTACCTTTTCGTTTATCACCACCAATAATTTGCTGTGCTAAATATGTTAAAATAAAATAATCAACAAAGTTTGTTTTACCAACAATTGCTTCAGCTCCATAACCTGCATCAATTTCTTTTGCAGTATCTTTTTGAGATAAAGTATCACCTAATTTAAGACCAATTAAATCAGGAATATTATTTTCAACTTCATCTTCTTTAGCTTTATCAACCATTTCTGACATATCAATCAAAGCATTTTTGAGCTTATGATATGTTAATTTATGGAGCATATAAAATATTCGTTCATCCTCTTTTTCTTCGATACCGAAATCTCTATTATAATTTTGATTCAAAATATTAATAAGATTTTTTCTAAGGTATTCAATTGTAATTGGTACTTTTGCTGTTACTTCTGCTGACCAACCACTATCAACACGATTTTGTAATGTTATTTTATAAGTTCCTGGAAGATCTCCATCAATAACATTAACCATTAACCATTGATTCTTTTCATGTTTTGAAATAATATCGAAAGAATATATTTGTTCTGTTTCGGTATCAACATATGGTTTTACTTTATAATCAGATGTTTTTGTAACCATCAAAACTATTTCCATTAACGGATTATTTACTTTTCGAAGTATAAATCTATTTTTCGATACTTCAAATCCATTAACATAAAATTGAGCAATACCATCACCGATAAATTCATTGAAATATTCTTGAGATTCAAATTCAGAACGATTTATTTCGAAAATAGTTTTAACTCGAGATTCCTGCATATAAATCAATAAATTACCTGTTGATTTAAAATTTTCAGGAACTGATATAGCAATTCTTGTACCTTTATTTACTTTGAATTTTGTACTATCTGGTTTAAATACAATACTTATTGGACTTAATTTTAATGTTGAACCACGTAATTGAGTTTTATTTGTATTACCAATTACTCGAAAGTCCATAATACGTGGAGCAATCAAACCATTAGTTTGCTTTTTAACATAAGAAGAAATAACATTGACAATATCTGGAATACCTTCTTTCTTTAAAGATACTTTTGTTTTACGATAACCTGATTTATCTTTTTTCTCAGATACTTTAATATCAAATGAATCCATTGACAAATCATCTGCCATTGGAACATCATTCATAGCATCTTCAACTTGATCTTTTATTTCAAGAATATTAACATCTGTTGGAATTTCTTCAGAATTTGTAACATTAAGTTGTTGAATCAATTCTTCATTTTCAACTTTTTGTACAGGAGTTAATTCTGAAATATCTTGAACTTTTGTTAATTGATTATTTACTTTTGATGCTTCTTCTTTTGCTTTTCTTTGGTTAAATTCTTTTTCAAGCCTTTTTTTCTTACGTAATTCAGCTCGTTTTCTTAATTCTTGAATTTTACGTTCTTGTTGATTTTTTTCAGCAACTTTTTGAATTGCTACTTGTTCAATTGAAGGAGTTTCAATAATTACATTTGGTTCAATTATTTGTTGAACTGTAACATCATCAACCGGAACTTCATCAATAACAGGTTCTTCTTCAGATGGATATATTGTATCATCAATATTTAAATCACCTGTAATAGTATTTTCTGTTTCAGTATCATCAATTGAATTTAAAATATCTTCAACAGTTTGATTTGGTATATCTTCAGCAACAGGTATAGAATCTAAATCGAAAACAGATTTTTTACCTTTCTTTTTAAGTTTAGGTATAATACTATCTGATTGAGTTTCTTCACTTTTTAATTGTTGTAATTTTTTACCCAATCCAAGATCATCTAAGATATTTTGATTCAATGGTTTCATATCTATATTTTTTTTATATTTTCAAAACAATATTTCTTAATTATATATTGAATTTTTGTTGATATTATTTTTGAAATTAAATGCCCAAGTATTTAAAACTTGGGCACTTTTATTGATGGAATACTTGGCATTTTCATTGATGATTTAGCATTTCTCATCATGTTGTCAGCCATAGTTTTAGTATTGTTTATTGGATTGGAATTTTCATCTGATTCACCGTTATTATTCTGTTTATTTTCTTCTTCCAAAATTTCATTTAAAAATATCATTTTGTTATTAAATCTATAAAATTCAAGCTTATCTAAAACATTTTGATTTGTTCCAGTTTTGTATTCTAACAAAACACAAGCCTTTTCATATTCTTTAATATCAATTTTTGATAATTTATAAATATCAATTAATGTTGGAAAATGAATATCAGTACGTGAACCATTATAATAATCATCCAAATAATTCTTCAACACTTGATTCGTCGATAAACATACCTTTCCATCCTCCTGGAAATTTAATCTGAGCCTCCTCCTCAGACCCACAATCATGTGTAAAATAGATAGTTTCGTAATTATCCATTTTGAAGTTATTAGCCAAGATTACATAAGCTTCCAAAAGTTTACCATCTTTCTTAATGTTGTTAAATTTATGTTTCAACTGTTCAATAGTTTCATGACCTGTTTCATATAAGAAATTAACAATCAATAAGAATTGTTTATCGAATACTTCTTTATCTTTTTTAACACCATCATTTCCTTGAGCTTTCTTATATGTATTAATCATATATCTGAAAACTCTTGATGCTGTATTTAATGTAGGTACAACAAATTTGATATTAACCATACCTTCTTTTGTGGAAATATTTACATCAGCATTTCTACCGTCATAACTTTCCAAGAATTTATCTGTAATATCTTTATATCGTAATGATTTAGCTGTCAAATGAACTTCAACCGGTTCTTTACAACTTACACACATTGTATTGTATGAAATGAATTTTCCTGGAAGATAATATTCTCGAAGTAAAAGTAAAAAGAACATTCTTTGTCCATCGATAAGTTCTCCAGAAGAAACTCTATTTCCATTATTTGAATCAACAATAACAAAACATTTACGAATCAAATCCTCTATTGCCATCATAATAGCAATATTATCATTTTCGTCAATTGTTGAGAAATTTGCAACTTCTTTTGATTCAGGACAACGATAAAATATTCTCCATGATTCAGGATATAATTTACCTTCTTGTGGTAAATCTTTCCGTAATACTTCTTTATAACCATCAATAGTTGATGGTGTATTATCTTCAGAAACTATTTTTTTATTTTCTTTTTTGATTTCTTCAGAATTAACAGTTTCTTCACCATCTATTCCTTTCTGTTGATTCTCAAGTTCTTCCAGTGCTTTTAATTTCTTTTCGTCCATATCTGTTTTATTATAATAATTATTATTGTTTGAATAATTTTTTCAATCCTTCCGGTAATTCTTCTTCAGTTGGGTTTTTAATTTTTTCTTCAGAATCCTCATTAAATATATGATTAATAAGTTTTTCTTCAGTTTCAGAAGGTACAACTCCATAATATCTTTCCCAACGTTTTCTAAGATACATTCCAGGTTTACGAGAATTATCGTAAATGTTTATACCTTCTTTTTCAAGCTCATTTAATACTTTAATAGCTTGTTCACGAAAAGTACGTATTTCTTCTTTGGTAACAATGATTTCACTTGGAGCTTCATCAAATGTTTCCAAAAAAGAAATACCTGTATTTTTTGGTTTATTCTTATCTCGTGGTTTTAACATAAGAAAAATAACATTATTATTGGAAATTATTTATTAAGATTCGATACTCAAACGAGGATCGTTCGTAACATCTGTTACCCAATCAACATTGAATGTTACTGTCAATTCAGCCATATCATGTGTTGCATAATCAGCAATCATATCAGGGAAATCATTCATCGGGAAACAATTATGTCCAACACGTCTCCAATACAATGTACCATCACGATTAAATTTCTCAACAACAATACAAGCATTTGCATAATGTTTCTTGAGAGATTTTTCACCAGTTAATGGATTATATTTTTGACGAGACCAAGCAACCAAAGCATTATAAACCAAAGCTTTGGATTCACTATCCAAGAAATTATGAAAAGCAACCTCAACATCATAGTAAGTTTGTTTCTCATTTGAATCGTAACGGAATTTTACGATTTTATAACCCCCTTCAATAGTGTTACCAGCATATTCGATAAACAAACCATTAACAGATTTTACATATTCAGAAAGAAATGAATAATCTCCAAGTTTGTCTTTCAAAGTATCTAAGAGCACAAAGTGACAATTGAAGTTCGAAGGAACCATGGGCTCCCAGCGATTTACAGCAGCCGTACTATTTGTAACGTGTGGAAATTGAGCTACATCAGCCATATTTTTAAAATTTAAAAGTTTTACAAATTATATGAGTTCCAACCATTTTTATATTTATTGGTCTTACTCTGTTCTAAAATTATCCTTTCAGCTGTTCCAACTAATTCACGTACTTTTGTACAAAAGTTTCTAATATAAGGACGAATCCTGAAATTAAATTCTGTTGAACAGTTTTGAACAATATTTATCATATCAACACATGATAAATAAGCTATCGGATAATTATATAAATCAATCTTGTTATAATCAATTCTGATTTCATCAAAGATTGTTTGAGGATGTCTGTCATATTGGTTTTCTTCACACTTACAATCTTTATTCAAACAAACTCTTGATTTTGCTTTTGATGATGAAATACAAGCAAAAAGATTTTTAACAGAATCTTGATATTCGGAATACTTTTTACGAGAAACAAAAGACATTACGTCTCGCTTGTTTTCAACATAATTATGTATCAAGCACATTAAATCAAAAACAAAAGTCTGAACATCAGGAATTACTTCAACAATTGTATTCCTATATTGGAACATAGGATTCAACCTATTTTGACAAATATCAAGTAATATTTGGTCATGATAATCTTGAGTTTTAGATTCAATATTTTGGTCATTCATTAATTCATTGATTTCATTTTCAATGTAATTCATGATAACCTCATAAGTTCTACCTCCGATTGCATAACTAAGACCCCAACGTTGATTATCTCTTGCTAATATATCTTGTAAACTTTCATACAAAGCAACATCTGATTTTATTTTTTCAGATTCGCTTATATTTGTTGGTGCACCAATAACACTATTAAAAGTTTCAAGTACTTTACTACCATTACTGCAACAATCTTTACAATCTGTTGGAAGTTTTTCTTCGAATTTTTTATCTTTCAAAAGTAAAACATTAGCAACAATTTTTAGAAGATTTATTGTATCTACTTGGTTATTGGTCACACAAGTATTAATTGCAACAATCATTTCATCTATCAAACTTTTCTTATCATAAAGAGGTAAATTATCAGATGAATTTTTTATTGCATTTATAAATGGTTCAAAGAAACTTTCAACAGTAATATTGTTTGTTTTTACCAAACTTTCAAAGCTTTCATTTATTTGAGTGAAATTCATTCCAGACGCTTGAAATCCTTCAAATAAATTAGTTATTTGTTGTTTTGGTAATCCAGTCTTTTGGACCGCATTATTAATAATACGGTCCTTAGACGTGGATTGAAAAACAGATATTTCTGAAAAATTCTTCATAAATTATTTTAGTTAAGTGTCAAATCAAATACAACTTTATCCAAAGTATCAACAGCCATATATTCAACATGACAAAGTTTGATTTTTTGTTTTTGAATTTCAGTTGTATTGTTTGAAAGATTACATTGAACTATCGGATTTGCTTGAATTGCTCCAGCAAGAACCAAACCTTCCATAAAGTCAGTTACTTCTGTCTCTGTGGTTAAATAGTTATTATATGTAGCTTTCTTGAAATATTCTGTTTTACTCATTCGATAAAGATTTTCTTTAATGTATGCAAGTAATTCAGAATTAGTAATTTGTTGCAATGATGTTTTGCTTCTTTGACCAGTTAAATTCTGGAAAATCGTAAATCCACCATTAAAATTAATAATCGGATTCATATTGAAATTTTCCATAAATCCTCTTGTAATATCATCAGGAGTAGGATTCTCAACACCATCAATATTATCAAGATAACCAGTTGTATTTGCTACAACATCAAATGCAAGTGTTTTATTATAGAAAGCATTTGAAACAAGACCAGCAGGAACACCAATGATTTTATCATCTTTAGTTAAACCAGTACCAAAGAAGAAACACATATAATCACCAGTAGTAAACTTAGTTAAGAAATTAGTTGAATAATTCTTGTTACCACCTTCCGGAACATAACTCCAATCGAAAGGCATTCCAGGCATTTGTTTAAACAAAGGATTTGTTGATTTTTCCAAATCTTCTTGGAAAGGTTCATTCAAAATACAACGAACAAAAGTATTTGCTTCATCAAGAGATAAAGCTAATTGTCCAAATTGATATTTGTAAGAAGCTTCAACATAAGATTTGAAACCATCAATCAAATAACGAAGTCCACCAAAGCCTTTCAAACCATTAGTAACTCCAGTACTAATCATCATATCCAAAATTTCTTTTTGACGTGATGCAGTACCATTACAGAATTGATCTTCACGAACTTTATAAGCACTTAAATTGAATGGATGTAATTTTCCATTAGTTTCTTCAACAAAAGGTTTTACTTTTGTTATGGAGTAATTACCTTCTGAACCATCAAATTGAACAGTTCCAGAAGTTCTTACTTTTACTTTAGTGTATGTAATTTGACGCATAATTTTTGATTTTTATTTTTAATGGGGTATTCTTATTTTTTTTTTGGATGACAGGAAATAATTAATTATTTCCTGTCATCTTACTTTAAGCAGCTACGAAATCAGCACCAATTGTTGCATTTTCAGTCAAAGTAACTGTCAGCGGGTTTGCTGTTTCTTCCTTACCATCAACATCGAATTTTGTAAATTCATAACCTTCATTCGGTGTTGCGGTAATTTTAACTTCCGTATTATACGGTAATTCCATACCATCAGTTACAGGAGTATTTTCAGCTCCATAAGTAACTGCAACTGTTCCGTTAGTAGGTGTTGCTAAGTTAACGGTAACTTTTTTCTGAGTAAAAAGAACTTTAATTTCCATAAAAATCCCCAATATTTAGTTTGAATATAATTTTATCAAAATATTTATTACTTGTATGTTTTTATATTTTCTCAAAATTTAATCCAATTGTTATATCATCAACCAAAGTATATTTTAATGGATTATCTGTAGTTGCAATACCATCAATATCATAAGTTTTAAAAACATAATCTTTATCTGGTATTGCATTCAAAGTTATTTCAGTTCCTTCTTCTAATTCCATTCCGTTTGTTACTGGTTTGTTATCAGAATCATAAGTAACTTCAATAGTTCCATTATTTGGTTTTAGTATATTTACGGTTACTTTTTTTTTACAACCGGAGTAAATGTACCAATAACAATTGTATCTTGAGTAATATCAAACTCAAACTTGTTTTCAGTTAAAGTTTTGGTTTCTCCATTAACTGTTAAAACAAAATTTTGAGATGTTGCATTTGTCAATGTTAATCTTACTTTTTTGTTTTCAGTTACATATCCATCAGCAGGAAGAGGAGATTCTTCAGTATCATTAAGAACTGTTGCAACAAGACTATCACCTTCACCAGCTCCAACAACATTCAATTTAACTTCATATTGAGTTTCAACAACTACTCCTTCTTCAATAATTTCCATACCAACAACTTCAACCAAAGCACCATTCAATCCTTTGATTTTATCACCAACAGAAATACCTTGTTCTTTAGCAATCAAAAATTCGTTATCAGCAACTTTTTCAGTTCCATAAGTAACTTCAACAGCTTCAGGAATTTCTAAATCACTTGAAGAAACCGGAGGGAATTTAACAACAGCTTTGGTAATTTCTTTCGGAACAATATGAGACAACATATAAGGACTTACATTTTCCTTAATTTTTCCAGCTTCATCATAATATGAACTTCCATCGAAATCAATTGTATTTTGGTCATCACTTTCCAAAACATCATCATTGATATATGCAATCAAACCTGTTTCAGAATATAATTGATTTAATACTTGATCGATAGAAATCACATCACCTGATTCAGCTTTAATATTCGGAATCAAAGTACCAGTTGCAACACGAGAATATCCTGATTCAGGAATTTGTGTAAGTTTCAAAAGATTTTCTTTGGTCAAATTACCTTCAGCATCAAATAACTGACCATAATATTTGTTTGTTCCTACAGTAGTAGGATTAAATGTATTATTGAAAATATATACATCTACGAAAGTATCTTTAAATAAAGCATCGAGATTTAATGCCGGATATTCATCAATATCAATTGTTTTTGCAGCAGTAAATATTGATTCATTACCAAGATTGGTTAATGTTGCATATTTATCTGAAGCTACAATAAAAACTGAAATATCATTATTACCAACATTAGCAATATTCAATAAGTGTTCAGCAGTAAGTTTATCACAAATTTGTTGAGGTTTAATTACCCACAATGAATTAGTGTTAAAACATTGAGTATAAGGAATTTCTTTTTCTTCAACAACTGTAATGTTTGCATCCAAACCAAGACTTCCAACTTCATCAGTATCAATAAATTTACGAAGATTCATTACTGCAACAGGACCTGCTCCCAACATTTGTTCAGCAGTTTTCAAAGAGTAATTTCCGCGTTTTTCCAAAATACGACTTGATTTACCAAATATCGTATTGAATCCAGCTATATCACCCTTAGCAAATGTTATTACACAGTTTACTGGACCTTTTGGAGAATTGATAAAAATCAAACGTAATTTATTTTCGTTTTCTATTTCTTCTACTCCTGAGTTATCACGAGTTATGAAATAAGTTCCAGCTGGTTTACCAGCAATTTGACGTAATAAAATGTCCATAAAATAAAATATTTAAGTTTTTATTTAATTGTTTCTTAGTTATTTACACTCTCTTGATTTTGTGATTTTTGTTTATTTCTTGCTTCAAGCATTTTTCTATATAATTGTTTATCACTATTAAATTGTGAATCACCAAAATTTTTAGTTATTACTTCTTCACCATTTGGATTTTCTTGTTGTTCTAATTGTTGATCGCAAATAATATCTGCACGCATTTTCTTTAATATTGAAGGTACAGAACGATATGAATTTGAAAGTTCTTTTATTAATTTTAGATGTTGATTTATCAAATTGTTATAAGCTGCAATAATTGCATAGTCTTCAGTCATTGTAGCATTAACTCTTCGAATTATATTATTTATCATTTGTTTATTAGCATCAACTAAAAACAATAAATCTGATAAATGTGATAATTGAAATTGTGCTGTTGTTTTAATTAAACTTTTATGAGCATCAGTTAATTCAACATCATTAAATTCAATAACAAATTTGGTTACTTTATCAATAAAAGTTTTTGCTTCTTTCTGATGTTTTGCTGAAACATCTTCAATATCAATTTCTTTATATTCAGCAATACCATATTGATTGTTATGTTGTGAAGGAATTAATTGATTATCTTCGTAACTTGTTAATTGCAAGACTTCATTAACTTCTTCATTTGTTAAATCTCTTTCTTCTGAAGGATCATAATCTTCAGTTTCAACAAGTTCAGCTTCAACATTTTCAGGATTCAATTTTGTTTCAAAATTATCATTATGTATTTCTTCATCAGGTAACATATCAACAAGAGAATCACCAAGAACTTGTTTAATTGTATCTACTTCTGTTTCTGATATTATTTTTCTTTTTCCATCAGATTCAAAACTATTCCAACTTCCAGGATTATTATAACTTTTATGCGAATTTTCCATTATTATTGATTATTATGATTAACCCAAATTATTTTTATTCATTACTAAAATTGGATTACTATTATCTTCCATTATTTTATTGTTATCAACAAACAATTCAATATTAGTACAATAATATTTTCCACCATATAAAAATATATTTGATATTTGTGGTATTACAATTTCATTAAATATATACAAATCTTGAAACTCTAAATATTTTTGTTTATCTACAAGTTTATAAATTTGAATTGCGCATTGTTTTAATTCCAAATTAAAATTAATTTCAATTCTATAAAATTCTTTTAATTCAAAATTATAATTAACCTCAAATATTTCATTATTATGAAAAACTTTTAATCTACGTTTATCAATTTCAAAAGTTATTATTGGTAAAGTATCATCATAAATTATATCAAATATTTCACCAGAAAATCGATTTAATAAAACAAAATCAAAATTAAAATTAAGGTTTTTATTTGGTAATAATTTAAATTTATTTTTTGATGTTAATTTTTTCAAATTATAAGTCATAGCTAATATACGATTTTCTATGGTAGAAGCATCATACATCATTATTGGATATGAAGTACTATCTGGATTTACTTCAATAATTTCAAGACGTTTATTATAAAATTCTCTTTGATAATCAGTTTCTTTTAAACTAATAAGATGTGTTGAATCTTCGAGTTTATTTGTAAAATTCTGAGTAACTTTCTTTTTTTCTTCGATAGAATTTTCATCAATAATTTCAGAAGTATTTACAGTATCTTCTTTCATTTGATTAAATTCTGTAATTACTCGTTGTATATTTTCAGGTTTTGGTAATTCATCAATAGCTCCAATTCCATCTTTCATTTCTTGAGAAATACCACCAAATAATTCATCAGTTCTTTCTATTGATTTTTTGAGTTCATCACTCATAATTACACATTCATTTTCTTCATATTTTGCAAGAAAAGTTTCCCACCAACCAATAACTCCTAATAATCCATTTCTTGGTTGCATTGATGAAACTTTGTAAAGTTTACGTAATAATGGAAAATAAATTATATCATTTTCATTTGGAATTTTATTCTTACCAAAAGCTTGTTCAAATACTTCTGTCACAACATGAATCATAAAATCATCTTGTAACATAATATCCCAATCAGTAAATGTTTGTCTATCTTGTGGAATTTCGTTATTAGGTATCATGATTTTAATTTTCTTAATATCAATAATACCTTTTAATACATGATTTGAAAATGTATGTAAAGTTTCGATAGGTTCAGTTCGAAAATAAATAATAGTATGACCATACATTTCTGTTAAAGAATTTAATTGGTCTTTCCATCTTCGAATTGTTTGATATTGATTATCATACAAATTCCATTTTGGGTATCGATAAGTTATATTATCAATTACTTTATATTTTATTTGGGATTCATCATCAAGATTATACCATTTAATTCCAAATTTTGTATTATAACCAATACCTTTTAATATAAATTCTTGTTGTTCAGTTTCCGTATTTTTTTCAACAAATAATGTTGATGCTTTATTTGTTTCGAGAATTTTTCTTATTAAATGTATTGATACGTAAATTTCCTTATCAACTGATTGTTGAACATCACTATCTTCATCATCACTTGGATTAATAAAGTCTTCAATTAATGTTGGATTGGACCAATTAATTTTATCATAAGAATAACTTAATTTTATTTGAAAGAAATTACTAACCCAATTTTCGATAACTAAATTTTCTTTATCAAAAAATGTAAATGATTTCTGAAGATACAAAATTATATCTTCTGATGTTATTTTTAAATTATGATTTCCAATTAATATTTTCATATCATTACATATAATATAAATATTTATTAAATCTGATGTTGATAATATTTATTTATTTGTTCTTCAAGGAATCCAGAATCTCCACTCCAGATTTAAGAGATAAGTTTATTAGATGTGCTGAAAGTTTTGATTTAAGTGCTGAAAAAACTGGTGGAGGTGGTAATAGCGGAGTTAAAAATCAGGTTAAATTAATGGTTAGTAATTTACCAAGTCATTCCCATTCTTTAGCTGGAATTACAGGGACTTTAAGTGGTAGTACTGCAACCGCTGGTTCTCATTCACATACTTATACAGCTGGAAAAAGAGGTCAATCTATTGGTAATGGTGGTAGAGGCACAAAATCTGGTAGAATTGCTGAAAATTCTGTAACTTCATCTGCAGGTTCTCATTCACATAGTATAAATGGTTCAATAAATTTAAGTGGTAGTACAAAAGAAATTGGAGGTGGACAATCATTTTCAATTGAACCTGAATATTATGCTTTAATGTTTATTATGAAAATTCGAAATAATTAAAAAGAAAATTCTCGAGATTAATCTCGAGAATTTTTAATATTATCAATTTGAATGTTAATTATTTCTGATCTTCATAATAAACATTAAAGCATAATATTCTGGTTCAATAGAAAATGCTGATGGATTTTTTGAACCATTATTTGATAAAGTTGCTTTTGAAAAATCTATTTCAACTGTACCTCCACTTAAATCATGTAAATGTCCTTGAATAGCAAAATTTGCAGAACCTCGATAATCTTCACTTGAAATATAAGTTCTATCATTATTTTTTTCATTCCATTTTCCCATACCCTTAACAACAGAACCACCTCTTTTATCAGCTGATTCTCGACCACACCACATATAATGAAAATGAGATCCTCCTCCAATAGTTCCTTTTAAATTATAATTTTGTTTAGGATTATTAAAAATATGAGTATGTTCTGGAAGCATAGAATTATCAAGTTTAACCTGATTTTTAACTCCGCTTTCAGCACTTAAATCAAAACTTTCAGCACATCTAATAAACTTATCTCTTAAATCTGGAGTGGAGATTCTGGATTCCTTGCCTGTTTCATCAATAGTTGTATATTGTCCACCATCACATGCTACCCAACCATCTGGAATTACCCCACTTTTTGCATAAGACCACATTACAATAGTACCAACAGGAACATGTTTGTATATTTCATTGATAGTTTCTTTTTTATTGAAAGTATCTTTGAAACGTTTTTTGATATTATTAAATGTTTGATAAATATGTTTCAGATAATTACTTGTAACAACTTTTTGTTTTGAATTTGGATAATCTATCAAATCAATTAACTTTTCAGTATCTGTTGTACTTGTTGGAACTAATGTTTCATTATCATTTACAACAGCTTGTTCCAATTCATAATCTTTAACAACTTTACCTTCATTATTTGTTACTAATACTTTATTTCTATATTCATTCAAATAAAAATCAGTATTTCTAACTTTTGTACTTCCTGTTCCTGTTTTACCAATTTCTACAACATTTGTATCATTATTTGTTGAAAATGTTGGATTATCTGCTGAACCAAATCTAACATCATTATTTACTTTTAAATCATGAGATAACCATAAATATGGAATTTCAGCTGTATTATATTGATTTTTTCTCCAGAAGGCACCATCTTGTTCTTCTCCACCTCCAGTTGTTTCTCCATAAATATCATGAATAATATTATTAATTTTTCTTACTAACCAAGAATAATAATTTCCAGTAATAATATTATTTGTTTCTGATGGATATGTACTTATTTGAACTCTTGATAAAAGTTCATCATCATTCATTGTTAAAGTTTCAAGAACTTTTGTTTTAATTATGTTACCAGTATTATCTGTAACTAAAACAATATTTTTGAAATCTGGAAGAGTTAATGCTTTTGTTTGTAAAGTAATATTATCAATTAAATTTGAATCACCTAATGCAATTGATCTACCAGTAACATTAACATTAAAAATTGGATTAGTAATATTTCCATCATTTTTAATAAGACCTTTTATATAAATTTCTGGAATATCTCCAGTATTATATTGATCTTTTCTCCAGAATAACCCACCATCACCAACACTTAAATCTAATCCATAAATATCTGTAACAATATTATTTATTTTCGTAGCAAACCAATTCAAATAATTACTTGTTACAAATTTATTTGAATCTTTTGGAACTGTTTTTATCAATGTTCTTGCTGTTTGTTCTTCAGCTTTCATTGATAAAGTTTCAATAGTTTTTGTTTTTAATAAATTACCAGAGCTATCAGTAACTAAAACAAGACCTTTGAAATTTAAAAATTTGGTATCAAGATTATTTATTGTTAACAATCCTTTATTTATACCGATTCCAACATTTCCAGTTGCATTATCTGTTGTAAATAATTCAGATCCGGTAGCACCAAATTTTATATTACCTTTTACAGTTAAATTTTCTGATAAAGTTAAATTAGGAATATCTCCAGTATTGAATTGATTTTTTCTCCAATAATTATCAATACAATATTGTGTCATTCCATTAATTTTCCTGATTAAATATCCAAGATAATTACTTGTAACAATTTTTTTATCAGAATTTGGAATTTTAGAAATAAGTACCAAAGATTGTTCTTCAGAAGTAATCATAGATGTTCTTTCCAAAGAATAATCTTTCAACAACATACCATTTCCATCCGTAATTAAAACATTATCATGAAAATGATTATATTCTAATTCTTGAGAAACAAAACGTGTTGTTGATTTTGTTGTACCATTTCTTTTAGTATCGCTTGAAATAAAACCTATTTCTGTATCATTAATATTTTTTGAAACAGTATATTCACCTGTTCTTACATGATTATTATCAAAAAATCCTTTGAGATGTAAATCTTGAGCAACACTTAAATGACTACCAAATCTTACAAGTTTAGCATATTCTAATGCAATATTTGATAATATTAATTGTGAATATTCTGATTCAACATTACCTTGATCTGATTTAATAACCAAAGCTTTATAAGCATTGTTAACCCCAGTTATATCAGATTGAATAACAGTTTTATAAATTGAACCAAAATTTTTTAAATTACCCCAAGATTTTGGTCCAAACATTAAACCATTATTTAATGTATCTTGAATAAATATTGTTGTTGGTATATTATCTTGTGTTGGTGTATAATAACTTGAAACAGATTGAGCTGTTGAAGTATTGATAGTATTCTCCAATAATTCATAATATTTTTTTATACTACCAAGAACTAATGTACCATTGTTTGCTATTGGAAATTCTTTATCAGAATAACTAAAATATTTATGGTCATTTAATTTAATACCAACAGTTGAATTATAACCATCAATATATGGACTATAAATACTTGATTTAGTAAGTTGTCGTGTTACTGTTGGTGAATTAGTACTTGATGAACTTCTTGCATATGTTGTATAAGCTTCAAATATATTTTGAATACCTAAAATTGTTGGATTATTATCAACATAATATTTAACATATTGTTCAATCTTTTCTTGAATATTCGAAATAAGATTGGATTGTTCATTAAATGCTAATCCTGTTTCAATAAAATATTCATTTAGTAAATCATAACTTAACATTACTGAATTAGTAAGAACAACAACATCATTATCTACTAATTCAGAAACTCCAAGAGCATTTAATAATTTTTGTTTATTCTCAAAACTTGTTAATTTCGAGTTTATATATTCAAGAGTTATTTTACTTCCAGCTGTTAATTCATTTGGAAATTGTTCATTAAATTTATCGTAATCAACAAATATAAATTGAGAACCTCTGATACCTCTTAAACCATCATCTCCTTCATCTCCTTTTTTACCAGGAATACCTTTAAATAATGGTGAGTTTTGTATCGTAGCAAAGTTTCTATTAATATCTTCAACAAATTGATTTATATTCGTAAATTGAATCTTCATCAATGTTTCAAGAAACTCAAGATTTGGTGTGCTATTTTCTTCAGCCATATTTTTGAATTTAAATTCGTTTAAATTTGAAAATTAATTTTTTGAATACTGTTCTATATTCTGATAAACTTCTCAATTTAACAATGTATTGATTTTTATCATCAGTATCAAATTTTAATCTTTCTCCAACTTCATTTACAATTTCAGAAAATTGATAAAAATTTTTCAATAGATAATTTGCAAATGTTTCAAGTATATATTTATCAATATTTTTATTAATTTCCGAAATATAATTTTCATTCTTGTTGTAAATTATCAAATCATCAATGTTAAGATTTTTTACAAACAAATCAAAATAATTTATTGCTTGTGAAGTATATGGTATCGTTATATTTATATCATCATTTTTACAAAATAATGTTGATACAATATTTCCTGGTACTTCTGACCATAATCCAGTAGCTACAATATCTTGACCACCAAAATTTTCATCATATAAAGTTAATATTGAATCTCTGATTTTAAACATATCAAGTTGGAAATCAAATTCATTATCAAGTAATTTCATATATGGTTTATATGGTGATTGATAACGATTTGCAATAACAACTTCAGGAACTGATTTACCTAAATTTTTTATATTCCATATTACTGGATTTTGTTTCATCGGTATTACAGACATTTTAACATATCTAATTTCGTCAGTTTCTTTTCTTCCTTCTATTGGTATTTGATAAATATCGGAATATTCCTTAAGATAATTAACCAAAAATTCATTGATTAATTTTCGAATTTGATTTTCTGTTTGTATCTTAAATTTAAGGTCAATTTCCATCAAATCTTTAATCATTAACCAAATTTGATTTCTATGGAATAATGTTATTGTTGCTTCAAATGTTGTATAATCAAAAGCATTCATTTCAAAAGTATCCCATAATTTTGATTCCTTAATTCTTTCAGTATTTAAAAATTCAGGAAACACAAAATATGTTTTCTCATAATTTTCAACACCATTAATTATAGTTAATGTTTTGGTTAATTCAAAATAATTTTCTTTGAAACTAATTGTATCAAATGGTAATAATAATTTAAATTTTTGAGTATTCTGTCCATTAAATACTGTAACAACTTTTACATAATCACCATAAGGAACATCAACATCAGGATTATCATCTATTGGATTTTTAATACCATAAATTTCATTATTCTTTTCTACCATTAATACTTCTTCTTCAAAAGTACCTTCAGAATTTAGAACTCCGTATTTATCAATAAAAATATATCGAGTATCCCAAAATTTTACTTTAAGATCTTCAATCCAAACATAATCTCTTCCAACTTCTTTAATATTAACCATTTTTAAAGTTGTTGAAATATATTGATATGTTTCTCCTTGATAAATAATATCAGAATATATATAAACATCAAGATCACCAGTTTGTGGGAATAAATCAAGAAATGAAAAATCTCCAGCAATATTTGATGATTTCAAACATATATACCATTTATTATCTGTTTCTGAATATACTTTCCAATCTTTTGTTGCTTTATTTTGAAATGTAACTGTTTTTTCTGAATCACAAAGTAATAATGAACCAGTTTTAAAACCATATAAATAATCTGAAAATTCATTATATGATTTCTTAACATTATAGAAGAAACTCAAATCAATTAATGGGACATTTTCAGCATTACCACCTCGAAGTAAATCAACAAAATCAAGATAACGATTTACCGAAAGATATATTGTTTTATTTATATCATCAATTTCGTAAATATATTTCATTTCTTTGAAAGCTTCATCATTTACGTTTACATAAACAGCAAATGAATAACCTTCATACATTAATGGTAAATGATATTTGATACCTAAAAATATTGTTTCAGCTGTATCATAACCAACACGATATAATAATGATGTAATTCTTGGTTTCTCTCCTTTAGTTTTATCGAAATATCTTAAAGCTCTAATATCATTTTGAAGATATTCAGGACATTCACCATTAATTAAAAACCAATTAAATTTTGCAAAATTATCAGAATCTAATTGAGTATAATTATTACAAGCATTATTTCCGTAAAATTGTTTTTCGAGATTTAATATATGTGGAGCTAAAAATGAATTGAAACATTGACTAAAATTCATATCGAGAATACCATTATTTTGGTTTGCATCATCTCGAATAATTTTATCAGATTCAATCATTTCATTTTCATCTTCAGAAACATAAGGTAATAATGAACCGTTAACATCTGTATTTAAAAAATCATCAATAGTTTCTTTTGCTTTTTCCGAATGTTCTTTATCATATTCATTACCAGTATCTTGATTATCAAATCTTTGATGTAATTCTTCACAATAAGATTTGACATCATATTGTCTATAAACTCTAAAATCAGAATTTACAGATAATAATGGAATCATTGGTAACTTAACAAGTTCTTCAATTTTATCTTCAAATATATCAACTATTGTTAACACAGTTATATTAGGATTTTTATCTAATCTTATTATTTGAATATCATTATATTGGAACTTATCAACAATCTCATATATAATATTATTAATTTTTATTTGGTGAGCATTATCCATTAAAGTATTGGATACTCTTAACCAAACATCATTTAATGAAATTTTTCTAAATTGATAATAGTTTTCGTCTTCAGGATTATTTCTATCAAGTATATCAATCCATTTAGGAAATTCTATTTTATATTGTTCGATATGAGAATCTGTAATATTTGCTTCGATAGTTACAACATTTTGTTTTGGAGAATTTTCATCAATTCTACAAACAAAAGCTCTACCAGATTTTTTATTAATATTATTACAAATTCTTATGAGTGTTCTATATAAAGATTGTTGAATTATATCTTCTTTGACAACAACATATTCAAAATATATTGAACCATCAGGATATAAGAATTTAAAAGTATCATTAACATTTATTTGATTAACTCTAAATCTTACTATTGCTGGTTGTTCATTTATTTCTTGAATCGAAGTAGTTGCAAGTAAATTTGTATATGTATTTAAAGTTATTTCTCTACCATATATTGGTTGTCTCCATTCAATTCTATCATTAAATTCTTTTAAAATTATATGATAAAATTCTTCATTATATTCCGATAATTCAATAACATTTTTGTAAGAATAATATCCAAAAAAGTTATTAAACATATATTCAGAATGAAAGAAATCATAATCAAATTCAAATTCAATATTAAGAAATCTTGGAAATATTAAATTTTGATCTTTGAAAGTATTCAGAATTTTGTTATTAAATACATCAACATAATTTTGATTAGCCATTGTATTTAAAAGATTCAGAGAATAAATTCCAGCAGAACAATTAAATATATCCCAACCATAAAAATCAAGTTTCTCTTCATCATAATTAAAATACAATGGATAATTGAAAACCTTATAACTATTGATTTCTTCGAATATTTTTGTAATACCAACTTTATCAAAATCAACAACTCTTAATATATCACCATATTTTTGTAATACATCAAGATTATCTTTATTTATTTGTTCATTTATAACTCGAGATACTACAAAATATTTTGGAAATGTTTCAGGATTATTGATAAATAATGGAGCATGATAATATTTACGTTTATGTCTTTGGAAAGCTCCATAACGTAAATTTTTTGTTTCTACAACATTAGTTTTGACTTTCAAAAAATTACATAATTGTGGTAAAAAATCTTCAGCAATATTAATTTGAACTCTTCGTTCAGTATAATCATCAAACCAAAGATTATTGTTTTTATCTACTACAATTTTATATTGACCTGAAATTTTAACTGGAGCAGTATTAAGTACTCCAGAAAAAACTTCAAATAAATTAGTAGATATTTTGTTTGATATATTTGGTATTATATTTGGTAGTTCCATATTTATTGTAATTTTTCTTTACTTTCACCTGTAAATTTACCAACAACTGAATTAACACTTAATGATTCAATTGGCGTAATTTTTGAACGAAGTTTGGATGTTGCTTCAATATCAAATTTAAATGTATTATTATTCAACATTAAATCAACACCAATTTTTTTCATATAAGTTATATCATTATTTTCGTTATTCAAAACACCATCAATATTACCAAGTCTATCCATCATTCTAAATTCGAATATAATAGGAATAAGAATTTCAGATTCTTTAGGTATAATTAATGTAGCAATTGTGGTATTTCCAACAACTGATATAGCTGCTTGATTTGGAATTGTTGGATAAAAATAAGCACCACAAGAATTTTTACCAACAGCATAAAAATCTTCATCTTTAAATCCAAGATTAAACATTTTACCTTGCTCTAATTCTTCATCAGTAATTGTCGCAGCTTGCCATCTTTGTTCTTTGATAATTTTTGTAAAATAAGATAGATGTTCAAGTTCTTTTTGCATCAATTGTTTATCACCAGCATTATAATTTGGATGTTCAATTGTATAACAAATAAAATCTCCCCAAACATTATCTTTAAGTTTACATATTTTTACTTCTGAACCATCAAGATAAACAAGATTTTTCTTTTCTTCAGTTACTGAAGTATCAATTAAATTACCATCAATAACAGTTGGTGTTGGATTATAATCAGTTCTAATTAATTTAAATGGATCTGATGTTGCTCCGGTTAAATCAAGTGAACGGAAATAAATAACTTGTTTTGATTTTTGTTGATAACCTTCTTCAGTTTTAACAGGTACAGGATAATATATTTCTGCATTTTCTTGATTAAACTGAGTTCCAGGTATTAATGTTTTTAATTCAATTGGAACTATATTATTGTTTTTGATTTTTATATATCCTTGTTTTCGAATAATACTACCATAAGTATCTTTATTTAATAAATTGATACTATCTGAATAATTACCTGCTGATAAAGACAATGTTGTATTATTGGTAACTGTAAATAAATCACCTTTGAAATCCACAACTTGAATAAGAATATTATCATTCAAATCTGTATTTTCAAGTAATTCGATTTTTTGCATTATATTTTTGATTGCAACATCAAGAGGTATATTCTTTTGTTCTTCAGTATACAAACCAGATGCAATATCTGAAGCCGGATGCATAAATGTTTTCTCAGCTTCTTTGATAGTATTTGCAATATGACCTAAGATACCAGATTGTCTAAGAATATCATTAAATTCTGCTTTTTCTAAGTCTGATGTATTTTTTTCAACAGTTGCAACAATATTATTTTCTAATAAATCATCTGGAAAATCAATACGTATAATTTCAGACCAATCAGATTTAAGTGGAGCAATTGGATAACCAGCTTCACTTACAGAACGAACACGTATTTCTACTGATTCTCCTTCATTAATACTTATCAAACATTGATTAATATTAATATCATCAACAGAATCTAATATCGAACTTTGCCATACATAATTACCATTAATATCTTCAACTTTATTTAACGAAGTTGTTTGAAGTTCGTTCCAAGCAGAAAATACAACAGAAATTTCTTTACCATTAGAAATCATTTTCATTGAAGTATTATCAACAGTATCTACCTCTCGAGAAAGATAACGATATTGTACTTCATATTTAATGATATTCTGTGCTTTAGTTAATGGAGAATATATAGGTGCTTGAATATCCCAAAATCCCATTATCTTATATTTCGGTTTGAAATCTTTTAAACCATACTGAATTGCGTTCGTGTCTAAATTACGCGATACGGTTAACAAGTTTTGATTCAAAATATTAACTTCCGAACGTAATTCAAATATACGATTCAATGAAGCATTTTTTTCTTCAAGACTTGAATATTTTAATGTATCAAGTTCATTCTGAATAACATTTATCAAGTTTTCTTTATACTTAATATCATTCAGAATTTTTTGTTTCTGTTCATTTAACTTTGATATTTCTTCATTTGTTTTTGAAGATGTTAAATGTTTATTAATTTGTTTTACTTTAAAATTCTGAGTATTAAGTACAGGTTTATCTGGTTTAACACCTAATGAAATTGGAATAGATGTTTCCTTAATTATTGATAAAAGATACTCTGAAAAGTTTGTAACATATTTCGAAAAATATTCATCAAGAGTATATGTTTTATCATCATATTGTACTCTATAATCAGTTGTATCAATTTTTAAAACATTACTTGGAAATCCAATAACTTTTAAATTTTCTGTACTTAAAAATACTGCAAGTTTTTTACTTGGTTGTACAGGAATACCAACAATATTATTTTCAGAAGGAAGTACTTCATTAAATACAAGTCCTTGTTCATTAACTTTTATGGAACCTTCACCAGCAATTCTTGTACACTTAATTATTTTATTGAATTTATCAATATATGTAATTTGGAATTTTGCTGTTCCTTCTTTGTTACAAAGTAAATCACCAACTTTTAAATCAATACTTTCACCAATAGAATTTATTGATTTATATTGTATGTTTCCGAGTTTTACTTCAAAACTATTTGATTCTGATTTAACATTGAGTACAGAAAAATATCCAAAATATCTTACTTGTTCCTTTTCAAGTTCAAGAGTTCTTACATATTCCTTAGCTATGATTTCACCTGTAGAAATAAGATATTGAATATCCAATATTGTTGCATCATCTTTTATTGATTCAAAACCAATTGATACATCATATATTGTACAACGTATTGGAGTTCTTATTGTTGAATCTATGGTAACAGGAATTTTTACCATAGGATATATCAAATCATTTATAACACTTCTTTTATCAATAAAACAAATATCATCAACATGAAAATTTTCGAGATATTCAGTATTGATAAATGATGTTTTGGTTACTTGAGATAAACTACCATCACCATTAACAACATAAGAAATATTATCAGTATTTGTTAGTGATTTAAAATTCTCAGATAATTTATTAAGTTCTTGTTGAATTTGTTGAAATGAATTGATTTTCATATTTTCAACAGTACCATCAAGTTTCTTTATTGGCACTTCTATATCTGTAAAATTTGTAGTTGATGCTTGTTGAAATCCAATCAAAAGATTATAAATATTTTCATATAATATTTCGATTTTATCAAAAAGTTTTTCTGCACTTGATTTCATATATTAAAATTTTTATTATTATCTGAATAAAATTATATCACCAATGCCTGAACCAGCTTTTACTATTTGTTCAACATTTTCAATATCTTCCAAATTATTACATATTTCATCAGGATTTAATGTAACATCTCCAGGAAGTGGAATAGTATGTGAAGCAAGTAAACGTTTGAGTTCTCTTTTACAAATACCATAACAATATCTATCAAATAATGAATCAGAATATAAATCGGATAAATGTATATCTACTTTTGCTTCGAAAACAAGATTAGTTATTTTATCAAATAAAATCAAATCATGAGATAATGGATTGAAATGATAAGGATAATGTTTTCCAAATACAGCTTGAGTTACAGCTTCTTCCTGCATTTTTGCAGCTGCTTCAAGAATATACATATTTGCATTGATACCAAGAATATCATTTTGATACCCTGCAGTATGTTGGAGAAATAAAATATTATTTACAAGTTCTTGAGATGTTGCAGAACCTTTATTATCATTGAGAATATACATATTTGATATTGCTCTTACTCTTGGATGAATTTTAATTCTTGCTCCAACTTTTAATGGACCAGTTTCTTTTTCATTTTCTCTTACAAAATCTTCAATATCTTTTTTCTTCAAAGAAAAATAAGTTGTGTACTGTCCTTTATTGTAATAATCAAAAAAGAATCTTCCAGCCATTTTGATACATTCAATCATCATTTTTTTAGGTACACTATATGGTAATTGACCAAATAATGTTAGCCTATTTTCTAATGATGAAATATATTCCATATCTTTAGCACAAAGTTCCAAATTATTTTCTTTGTAATTTGTTGTTATCATATTGAATTATATTTAAAAAGGTTTTCGAATATATAATTCGAAAACCTTTTGTAATTTTTAATATATCTATTTAGGTTTAGAAATTCATATATCCTAAATATATATATCTGTTGCATTGTCCGATAAAATTTATACATTCTAATTTCATGAAACTTTCGCGAGCTCCATCAAGACCTTCAATAAATTCAGAAGTTCTATTTGCCATTAATTCGCAAAGTTCACCAATAGTTGTTGCTTCAATTTCTTCTGGATTTTGAGGAGCATCAAAATCATTTATATCAAATTGAAAATTAATACCTTGCCATTGTTCAGCTAAAGTATCTTGCAAATCTTGAATCTTTTCACGAATTGCTGGACCATCTGCATCATTATGTTCATCACGATTAGGTGCTGCCCAATGAAGTGCTTTTGTTTTTCTTGAACACAAATTCAAGAAATTCAAAAAATTGATTAAAGTATTTTTATCCATTTTATTTAGATTATGTGTTTTACTAAAAAAAAATAATTTCATAAGTTTTTGTCAAATTATATGCTTTGACAAAAACTCTTTTACATCAAAATTTGGACAAGTTTTTTGACTTAAATTGTTATGACCAACTATTTCAACTGAAGGTACAATTTCTCTTTGTGCTTTCAAATATTGAATAAGTTGTTTTATTTGTTCTTCGGTATAAAGTTTTTCAGGTTGCATATAAGAACCATCAGAATTTTTACCATTTTTTACTTTACCATCTTTTGACCAACCACCAGCTAATACAATATGTCTAGAATTACTATTATATCCTGTAGCTCCATTTGTAACTTCAAAAGAATCAATAACATCATCAAAAGTATATGGAACAAGATTTATCAATTCTCCTTTACGATTAATCATATCGGAATAACCAACTTGTTTCCATCCTCTTCCAGGAGTATCAAGAGCTTTTACTTTTTTACCTGAAGGAAGTACTAAGTAAGTATTTTCCAAATCTTTCTTAGTTACATTTCTACCAAGATATGTATATGTTCCATCATTGTTATTTTTTGGTCCAAGATGCCACATACAAATATCATCAGGAGTAATTTCTCTATTATATGGTGTATCAGTTGTATGAATCACCAAATATTTCATTTTTCCCATATTAATAAGGATAATTTAAAATTCTTCTTTTATGTTATTCAATTTTTATAAAGGACCACACCCCATATCAAATTCTCTTTTGTATTCTTTGTTGTTCTTAAAATGTTCAACAATTTCATCATAATGTTCGTAAATCCCATTAATTATTTTATTTTCTTTTTCAGATATACCTCCATTAGATTTTTTACTGTAACTTACAATACCAAAACTTATGAGTTTATCCAAATATTTAAAGAAATCCTCAACAAAATCTTCCCAATAACAACCATCTAAATCTGCACAAAGTTCATCAAACCAGTCATATTTATTCCAACCATAATTATAACCAGCATCTTCCAAATTTTTATGAAATTCAATTAACTTATTTGAATTTGAAAAAATTTCCTTAATTGTAAATACTTTTATGTCCATAATTTAAGCAATATTAAATATATTATTTTTGTAAATTTTATTCCAACAAATTTGAGAATCATCGTCATTATTAAATAGAAAATCTATCCAACAATAATTAATTCTTTTGTTTTTATAATCTGAAACATCATCACCCATGTGAGCTTCTTGGTCAAAACAAATATGTGAATAACATTCTTTCAGAGCAACTTTAAGTTTTTGTTTGGTATTATGTTTAAACAAAATAAGTTCACCAAGTAATTTAATTGTCCAATATAATCCTTCCAACAAATATATAAAGTAAAATAAAAACCAACCAGTTTCTAATGCTTGTCCTTTGTGTATTAACTCATGTTCAATTGAATGTTGAGATACATAATCTTTTCTTGTAAAAATAAATCCAAAGAACATCATGTGAGCATATCCCTTAAATGGTATAAAATTATTTTTAACTATTTTTATTGATGTTAAATTTAATTTAATTCCAGCTTTATATCTACAATACCCAATAAATCCATCAACAAACAACAATAAAAATAATAATCCCCAAATTTTAAATCCAAATATTGTAAATAAAGTTGATACAAACAATAATGGAATCAAAATAAAAAATAAATATTTATGTTGATAACTTAAATTCATTGTTTTTCAGATTTATTTTTATTAATTTTATCTTGAGCTTTGTCTGTTAAAGAATCGATCAATTTATCACAGATTTCATCTTTTTGTCCTCGTATCTTTCTAATGATTGTTGAACCACATAATCCCATAAAAACTGATACAATCCAAGAAACTGATTGATTCCATTCCAAAGCATAACATACTGATATACCAAGAGCAATTGAAATTAATGTATAAAGAAAATCTTGAACATACCATAAAAATGATTTGAAACATTTTTTTGGATTAACCCAATCATCAAGTATTGTAATTATGAATGTACAAAATCCAAGAAAATATAATGGTAATGTTCCCAAATCAAACATTCCAGTATGTGTACAAGTTGTTGTTAAAGAATCTACCATAATATTTTTAGTTTTAATTATGTGATATTTATTTGTTTATTGATTTTATGTATTTTAAAAATTCAATTTTCATGTAAACATAGAATACAAAACATATTGTAAGAAGAGTTGAAAATACATCGATTGAATTAAACAACCCAATAATTGATAAAATCAATATTATTATTTTTAAAGTTGCTCCAAATCCAAATAATATAATATTTTTTCGATTTATATCTCGGTATTTTATTTTTAATGTTTCATCATTAATTTTTTGATTTTTATCAAAATTTGTTGTTTTATTTAATTGTAAATTAACAACTAAAGTTTCAATAATAATGAATAATCCATAACAAAATAGAATAGAATTTATTAGAAAATTTGTATTTTGGTTAAAATCATTTTGAAGAATTATATTCATTATATTATAGAATATTATTCCTATCAAAAAAACTTTAGCCATTGTAAGTATAAGCAATTTTGGTATGTTTTTGTTTTTTTCTTTGAACTCACCAATAACAAATATTGTATGTCCAAGAGTATAAAGCAAAAAGATTGCTGGTATTATAACACTGAACAATAAGAACATTTCATGTGTTGGAACGTACTTAAATGTAAAGTTACCAAAAATATGCCCAATAATATTCATCTTATCAATTTTATTATATTATGATTTTTCATTATTTATCGTTATCACATAATTCATCAGTCAAATCAACTTTGAATAATTTTTTAATGATTTTTACAACAATAGGAATAAAATTATTACCAATTAAAATAAATAATTTAGCTATATGTTCTGATAAATTAGTTATCAATAATCCAATTAAAAAAGATATTATATTATTGGCTTCAGAATAATATAAAACAAACATTGTACCAACTGTAAAAGTTATCATTGTTGAAAGATATAAAATCTTACCATTTCGAGTAAGATTATAACCACTCGAAATCCGTCTAAAATAATTCAAAAATCCAACAATTAATAAGATAATCACAAAACCTAAAAATTGTTGTTTCCGAGATTCTATATCTTGCATGATATTTATATTTTTAAATTTCTATATCAATTATAATTTGATTATACTATTTATTATTTAAAGAAAT